GTAGAGTCTGGCGCAGGATATATTTGGAAAGGGCTTTTACGTTCAAAGGTGGGTATGATAACACTGTCAATATTGTTTCCATATGCTCCCATAGAGGGATTAAAATTTCTACTGAAACGTCTTACACGTCTGAAGGTAGCGCCCTTTAAAATGGAGGCTTTATAAACTACAAGATCAAAAAGGCATTGCTTATATGCTTCATACCAACCACCTTCAACCAACTGATCGTGCATTGTAATTTTAAGTTCTTCAATACCTTCTTTGGCTTTTGCTTGTACCTTATTATAAATTCTTTTACGTACCTGTGGTAAATATTCCTGCATTAATTCGTCTGGATTATGTCCAGAATATTTACAGTATTGCTGTATAATATTAACAACTTCTCCAATCACATTCTGCCGAATACGATTTTCCATCTCTAAAGGAATATCCGCTTTAGGTGTAGGTGCAATATCCCACGGCCTTTCTACTGGCTGATCGTATATATCAGTAAGCCAACTAAGAGCAGCGATACATTTAGTAGGAGTTAAAGAAAGGAACTGCTCGCTTCCACGCAACTTGCGTATTTCAAAAAGTATATTAGGGTCATATTCCCCATTAAAGCTGCGAAGATTGTCAAGCAACTTTTGTTGAATGTAAGTTTTATTAGTATATGCCTTAACCCAACATGAACGTACATAAACCGCAAGTTCATTAATAAGAGTTGTAGGCGGAGAAGAAGGAATCGCTGTTCGTGCTTCTTCTGCGTCTATCTGATTATTAGATAATATTGGTACAAGCATTGTGCCTCCTTATTATGTCCAGCCCTTCGGGGAAACAGACGTGGATTCTCCCCTACTTTGATTATACGCAGTTTTGTTTCCTAATGCAAGTTTCGGCCTCCTATTTTTCGAGGCAATATACTTACCTATAGCAAGACTCATAACACGATCATCCTTACGCCCCGACTCTGCGCCCATTGACCCATCTTCAAATTCTTTGAAAAACATCATTTCCTGCAATGATTCTTTACAGTATACACCATGTCGTCCTGTGTCATCTATACCTTCACGCATCTCGGCAATGAGATTGTTGATTACTAATGGCTTCGATTTCTGCGTAGTAAGCCAGCCATATCTTTTGCGTGGACGATTAGGCGGGTCTATGATACGCTCGACATATAAGTTACGATAGTTTAGATACATCAATTTGTCTATCACCGATCTACCTGGGTCATTACGTTCGATAGCCAATACAGCATTATTGTAGCGAACACCTAATTGAAAAGCAATCACCGCCAATTGATCTGGAGCTACCTTTCCGTGCCATTGCGCTACCTGTTCGCTTGTCGAATTATCAATTACATCGAGACATGCAAAATCTCCTTTAGTGACTCCTTCCGACACATCCCCTCCGATAGTATAGAAACGTCCCTGTAAAGGTTCTTTCCAAACTTTCAAAGCACCGTTAGCATCGGTTATCCAGTTATGCAATCCTGGCTGTAATGCGTAACGTGTACGTGGAGGAATAGCAGCATGTATTAACTCGGTCAGTTGTTTAATATCGAATAGATTGTTACTACCAGAAATAAATGCATCCATATCCATTGTAGGATATTCTTGATTGAAGAGATCAAGTTTGCCATTACACTGATTCTCTAAGCACCACCTACGCCATTGAAGTCTGGCATCCGTAAGCCCATGTTTCTTGGCAAGTTCGTCTTCTTCCTCGCTGCGTTTAAATCCGTCCTTTGGCTGCATCTGGTATTCATCAAATACAAACCAAGGAATGAAGATACTCGCAAATTCATTATTCTCTGGAGCAAGTTCATTAATCTCTACTCGGAACTGTGGCTGACCTGCTTCATCTAAATAAAAAATGTATCTATATCTACTATCCCAATATCTATCATAAAACTCGCCGCCTACTCCTTTTGCGGTAGACTCCATAATAATAGCAGAATCAGGAATAGCGGGCACACACTGGAACAAGGACAGCAAAAGATTAGTACATAGATGTCGAGGATATTTTGCGAGTTCAGATAAATGTAGATAATGTATAAGCTGCGAAGAACCTAAGTCTTCTTTACCAGCCGTACCAACTCTGACTGCGGAATCTAACCCATTACCAATTTCATTGTTAAATTCCAACATCTTTTTATTGTTATAACGCTCTTCTGGTTGTAACTCGTGCGGTAGATGTTTATAGAAACGCTTATGCATACCAAAGACAAAATCTGTAGCTTCGGGTTCGTGTGTTATAATCATAGCATAGCGATTGGCATTAGTCGTTGTGCGCCAGAAATATCTACCAGATACCCACGTAGATATGCCTTCTCGCCGAGCCTTTAATACAACAAATCTTATTAACCGACCGTGATCTAACGTATCCAATACAATGCGTTCCATCAAATGTTGAATACCATTTAGTTTAAATGGAACAAGAAATCCTTTCTTAGTTTGTACCTTAAGATAGGCAGGCGAATACAATTCGTAATTTGAAATCGTATTAAAGAATATATTATCTGGCGTTATAATATTAGTCTCTGGTAATTGATTTTTCTTCGGCATCAATACTCCTTATGGTGTAGGTATTGCTTGACGTTTATTTTTTTTCTTAGACCGCTTTGCTTCATCTCCCGCATTTGCGTAAAGCGCAGCTAAGTATGCTTTCGGATTTTTGGAATGTCCTACTACTTTTCCAGTATCCGCTTTAACTACTGCATTACCTTTTATCTTCCACGGCATTGTATATCTCCTATAAGGAAATTCTACCCTTCGTGCTCTTAATCAATTTCTCTAAATACTTTACAGCTTCGGTAAGGTCTTGAAATATGACATCGGCAGCTTCGAGCACAAAGGCATGACAATGAATATTCTCTGGTTTCATTATCACGATTGTATGTTTACGTAGCCAATGTCCAACCGCTAATTCCATACAACATCCGATTGATACGACATGCGCTTCACTTAAATCGCAAAAGACTATATCCGATTGTTCAACCATCCATAGATCACGCTGTAGTATAGAATGGTTAGAAGAACACGGAACATGGTCATAGCCTGTACTATGAATTTTATCAATTCCAGAAAGCATACCACGCCCTACCATCGGCTGCAAAACTTCTGCACCAATATCGGCGAATGTTTGAGCCATGTCTGCGTAATAATCAAAAACATTATTTGCCGAACATCCTGTAATTGGTCGTGCAAAGTATATTTTCATTGTTACTTTCTCCTTGTAGATTTTTTTGTTTTTACATTCTTGCGTGTTTTACGTTTTGGATATGCTGGAGCGTCTAAAAACTTCCGCACCCAAAATTCTTGATACCGAGCAATTGTCTCCTCATTATCCCCGCTAAAGGCTGCGCCTGTATAGCCAAATATTTTAACTACGAGATGCAGCGTTTCATGCATAATAGTAAATATGTCATCATTCTTTTCAGACCATACCAAGAATATCCTACTATTTTCTCCGTCTGTCACATAATCTACAATGCATGTTAATCCGCCTTCATCATACTCGGCTACAAACTCTGCGACTCCATAGTTATCTTTTAAAAACTGGTTAAGTTCAATATAACTGCAACCAGACACGAACACTACACGGGAATGATAAATTTCGCAGGTATGTTCTATTGTATGCATAGCATCCTCTAAGTATGTAGAATTTTCTTTTCTACCCGTACAATGGTTTTATTTTCGACATGCACTATGCAGCATCCTAATTCATGTGGGTCGTAGCCAAACACTTCTCCATATCCAGACATACCTAATCCATAAAGTTTAAAAAAGCTACCAGTAGCACAATACCATCTATGATCTGGATGAATATATTGAGCACTTTGCACGCCTGCTATATAGTGTTGCTGCACATCATTGTTTTCATCTACTAAGTATAATGTAGGAAGAGGGTCAACCGTTATCAATTTATGATTATGACCCATGGCCATAATTGCACAATCCGCAGCCTTTTGACTAAGTTTACGCTTGAGCGCTAACTGCATATTAGACAGTCTACGTACAGGGTCATCGGCGTTAGAGTTCAATGCTCCAAAACCATGCGTTAAAAATATCTTATACATCAGATTTGATTTCTTGTCATTGATGAGAAGTTTACAGGTATATGTTCCATAAGGAACTTTTAATTCCGCACACACATAGTCTTTTACAAGATTACCGACTTTACGAATATGCTTCCAATCGTGATTACCCATCATAACAGTTAGTATGCGATCTCTTACGGGAAACAACTTTTCTTTTACACTACGATATTGCAATAGCGGAACATCCTTGCCCTGTGCTACTGTCTCTTTATCATACCGAGAATCATCAATCATAATAGCCTCGGCTAAATCTCCGAGATGCGCTATGTAAGCGTTCTTATCTTTCTTCACTTCTGCCAAAATACTTTGGAAGCCATCAGAATCCTGTAATTTTGAACCTTCATGCGTATCTCCCAATAAATAAATTCTATGATTCTCTGGAAGATTGTGAGAAATTATTTCCATCCTAACTCCTTCCCCATTGGCTTATACCAACGGTTAAACGCTCTCTATGCGTTATACATTTTTTATAGCCCTGTTCTACTTCTTCGGGCATAAGTTTCGCACCGCACGTAGTGCATTTGTGATTTTTTCTATAGTTTGCTCTAAGGCGTTTGCTGTTGTCATTGTGCATCAAAGCACATCTCTTACAGCGTAACCTATGTGGCATAGCCTCACTGTTACAATCGTAACATTTGCCTGCGGCCTTTCGTTCTAAGCGCTGTTTTTGTGTAGACATATTTAACAGTTATACCTACCACTAACAGTACCGCCATTATATTCATCAGTAGCAAAACTTTCGCAAGTAGAGCATACGGCCATATGCAGACCGTTATCCATTTCTACCAGAATTACATCTGCATTAGGAATCTTTGTAATACACCCGCAATCCAATCTTAGTTCAGAGTATAGTTCCAGATGGCGTATTATCATTTTTAATAGTTTTGAAGCATCTTCCCTTGATTCGAGCGACAAGACATCTAACATATTCTACTCCTCTCCTAATCCAGTATTTTGTCTTACAATACCAGCATCCATTTTGCGGAACAGTAATTGTGCTGCTATGCACAATCTCTCCATCACGAACTGTAATATAAGTAACATCGACACACATACATACCTCCTTATTTTTGAAAAGGTTTTCACTTATTTTGGCCTGAATCCGATTGTAGATTTAGCTTCTAACCAGTGAGCCATATCTGCCAATTCTCGAACTGATTTATAAGTAACATCCCAAAATTGGTTGCATGTAATAATTCGCTTCGAGGGATAACGAGAAAAAGCCGTACGAAAATCCATTTGGCATACGGCATTAAAATTTCCATAACCCTCGTATTCTATAAAAATAAACTTAGCACATTTATTACATAGACCGAAATTATAAGGTATACAGGTCTTCTTGCGTACTTCGCTAACTTCTCTGCCTATAGTTTCTATTTTGTCAATTTCTTTCTCTCGTTTATCGTCTTCTTTTTCGCTCACGGTTACTCCTTTTTTAATTCCGCTAATTGCTTAGATTGCTCTATTATAACTTGTCTTGCTTCGTCTTCAATAGCAGTCATGTAGCCGCTCACTAAAACATTTTTTACCTGGGTCTTATTGAACTCATTAATATATGCTATTACACTGGCTAACTCGGCAGGATGAAACTTGCCACGAGTTATATGTTGCCGCACCGTATTAGCAGGCTGCTTGGTTAGCTTTGCAATATCTTCTACAGTGTAGGCGTACTTATCTTTTGGGCGTGCCATTTATCGTAGACACTCCGCATAAGTTAAACCTACTCCGTCTGTAGCAACCTCGTCTTCTGCCTCGTGATGCGGATAGGCTTTGCGTATATCCGTGCCAGATATTTTTTTCATCATATCCTTATCCAGTTTGTGCGCTCCGCACCAGTCATCAGGAAACACCGCAGGCCAGCCCTTAAGAGTTGGGGCACTATGCCTGCACCTATAATTACAAAAAAACATACAAGTTTTACAGCGCATCATTTCTGATTTGTGTTCCCAATTATCTTCCATTATTCCTCCTATTATAAAATATTCCAAAGATTGCTATACCGACATAGATAGTCCAAAGACCCGCTTGACCATACTCGTGCACACGAATATTATGATAGACCATGAAAGGATTTGTACAACTCCAGATTAAATTCGCAACAAGCGGTCTGCCAATCGAAACTGCAATACAGCCTGTGATACCTCCTATAAGACCAATAGCCAGTTCAATCATTCAAACCTCCTCGACATGATTTTATAATATCACAGTTCGATTCACTTGTCAAGCTACTTTGAATTTTCGGGAGTAGAGGATTTTCTCCCACTTTTAGTTTAAAACAAAACTTAGGATAAAGTCCAGTTTCGTCTCTTTTTGATTTTTTTTCTGTCAACGAAAAGTTGACAGTATTATATTATGTATTATATATACTATGTATATATAAGACGAGTCTAAATTTGGTATACACTTTTTAGACTTTTCGTGTTTTTGAGTTGCATTTCCCTACCTGTTTCCTACAGCCAAGCCGTTCCGCTAAATTGCACCCTCGGAAGTTTTTAGACAAAAAGAGGCGATCACACCAAAAACCGTGGCTTTGCGAGGACGTTTTTGCTACTGTCCGATTCTTGCATCGGTCAATTCGTGGTGTAAAAGCACGGCTATAGCCATTCTAACCTTCGGAAGTTTTTAGACTAAAGGTAGGAATTATTTAGACTTGCGTGTAGATCGTTGGTACACGTGCCTCGAAGTCATCCCAAACAGCTTAATTTGTTACCCATGAACATTTGGTTTACAGTCCGTGAACTATAAGTTCACAACTTGAAAAGCCTTCCATGTGCCCGTAAGTTCGATTGCAAGGATGACATACGTTTGTCCTTTTGACAAGCTCAATATGCTATAATATACGCCTATTGTTCCGACTTCCAAAGCGACCTGCTGTTGGGCTATTGTACCGTTTAACCGATAAGCCGTTATTTGCACAGCCAGACCGCTTTGGAAGTTTTTAGACCCAAAGAATACTGTATGCGTTACCAGGGGCATTAGTTACTAAAGTATCCGCCAGGATAGACAGCCGCAGCAATAGAATCTACTTTGGTTTCTATCGTATCTAAATGAGTTTCGAGTGTATCAATATCATTTGTTACGACTTCATACGACCGAATAGCGTAATCTCCATTAGCAGTAGATGTAATTTTTTCCTGCCATAGCCCAAGCGTAGCGGGCGTATATACGCCTTCATATTCACCATTCGTTAGTTCAGTTAATATTAAAGTTGTTACGCTGCCGCCGAAGTCAAATAGAGTACCATCAGGTTTTCTTACTTCTAATGTAACATCGGTCAAGCCAGTTTGAAAGTTTCGGGCAACGTACCGTAGGGTTTTAACTGTGCTTATTCTGTGCTCCATAGAGCTACCTCCTAAAATGTAAAATTTCCCCCTCGTACTTGAGTGGATTCGATTGTCTGAAAATCAGACAACATGTAAGTTCCGTAGTTTGTATAAAGCCGTCCATCTTGATATAAGAGGATACAGCCTTTCGCATAGCCATTTTTTCCGTTGGGAATTGCTGTGCCCACGCAAAGCATGACATGGTTGTGCTTGTCACGAATCAATGGGGTTACTGATTGCGCACCAGACCCGACCAGCGTAAGTTCTCCTATTCTTAATTGTTCTCTTCTGCTCATATCTTTGAAAACCTTTTCAAAAAGTTGGTCAGGGGAGGAGGACTCGAACCTCCAACCTCACCGCTCCAAACGGCGAACTCTATCCAAATTGAGCTACCCCCTGTTAATGGCGGGAGAGGGAATCGAACCCTCGATGGTTGGCTTATGAGGCCAATGCCTTACCACTTGGCTATCCCGCAATTGGTGTGAAGGGAGGGAGTTGAACCCTCATCAACTCGGTCACAGCGAGTCTGCTTGCCTTTAGCATACCTTCACCATAAAGCCCCTGGTAGGACTTGAACCTACATTCGACTGCTTACAGGGCAGTTGCTCGGCCATTGAGCGACAAGGGCATACTTCTATTATAACAAATGTTATAGTCCATGCGCCAAATCGGTCATCTACAGACTACTTACGGCGTACAGAATATAACACTGTTCATTTATACTGAACATCGCCCCCCCGTGGACATTATATTATATTACACTCTATAT